CCAATATCTCTTCTGAGTATCGCAAATTGAGCTCATGGTAGCTCTGCGGGTTTTGAAGCCCGCAGAGCCAAACACATTAATCAACTAGATTAATCTTCGATGACATACCAATCCCAATATCTCTTCTGAGTATCGCAAATTGAGCTCATAGCATCGATCTTGAGTTCCTGAACAACAGCATCGCCACTGATCCTAAAATACCCTAAGTTTCCTTATATTATTGGCGAGGGGAGTAGAGCACATCATTACCCATACACTATGATATGGGTAGTAGGCACTTCTGCATACGGAATTTCACCGCATACATACAGACTTCATAATCTAAAAAAGATTGTATGTCTTGCTCGTTAGACCTTTCACAACATCACTGTCGTGACTTGGCACAGGATTGCCTTGCGTGTTGCTAAGCACGTTTAGGTTTTCCCTGTTAGCACATACACTATTTGCCATTTACTGCAAATCCTAATCGTTGTATGCACACCCTATATTTATAGGTTCACCTACTTTGCTATTACGAATTACTTCGTAATGGGACCGAGGTTTATACTTATGCGCACATTTTGCGCATAAAAACCCAATCCAGAGTGAAGTTACCGTCGATCTTCGCCGCCGGGAATACCAGCTTCGTATAGATCTTCTTATTCATATCGCAAACTTCATGGCAAAGCACCGTGAAGATAACCTTTGCGGTAGACGGATAAACGTCAGAATCGTTAGTAATCTTCGTACCAGCCTTAGCTGTTCTGTCATAGATCGCAATATAAGTTGCGGACTGATCTGCACCAGTCGGAAGTGTTACAATTGCGCCAGACAGCGAGAAGCTCTTTGCCGCATCAGAACCAATCTGATACGAATCGCCCTGCGTAAGATCAGAGTTGGATACGTAGATATACTTCAGAGATCCAGCCACAGGAGTGTACTGAAGCTGAAGCTTTCCGTTCGCAGCCTTCACGTACTCGACAACCGGAACATCAGCGGTGTGGTCCTCGTCAAGAGTCGTAATGGTTCCACCGACCTGAGTCTGCAGCGCACCAGTAACAAGATATCCGTTCTTGCAAGTAAAGGATGCAGTCTTATTCTTGTCCAGACCATACAGTCTACGTCCACCCTTACCTTCTGCCCAGACGGTGTCCATTGCGGACTCCAGAGATCCAGAGGTAGGTTCATCCATAAGCCACAGCAGCTTGCCGGTCTTAGGATCAAGGGCGGTAGCATCTTCGACACGCTCTACAACGAGCTTACCAAGTCTATCTGCCATAATAATTCCTCCTAAATAAAATGACCAGTGCATAAGCACTGGTCTCAAATATCGTCTCGAATCATGTTGAGTTCTTCAGCAAGATTCATTTTCTTTGTATCTATTAGCCCGACATACACGCCGGTCATCAGGTGGTCAACCTGTTGATACTTCATTCTCTGTTTTAAACAGTCATACACAAAATATATATTCAAATTTAGCGTTTCTTCGCGGTTATACTTGAACCCGGGATCATTAACAAGCGCGGAAATTATAGGAAGCAACACAGACTTTTCCTTATGATGCTTGCGCCGTGCGCGCTTGCGCTCATAATCCATATGTATCTGTCTGGACGCTTCATTTTCCCACTTTGCCTGATTAGGCGTCACATTATGCATCTCGCGTATAATTGTGACGATATGCATATACAGCGCCTTATCAATGCGAACGCCATCCGAATTCATATATACAATATTATTGTTATGCTCTACATCCTCGTAGCGCTCAAACCGCGTAAAATCAAGATCACCGAATAATAGCTCGGTCACGCTTGAATCAACATGAAACATTCGCATGAGTCCGAAGAAGAAATCGAACGGATCTACATCTTCATAACGCACGCCAGCATCATCAAGCTGAACGTCATAGTCAGCCGGAGTCGCCGTCACTATTGAAATCATTTTGTAATATCCGCCTTCACCATCTTGAAATTCTTCGTTATCGGAATGAAAATCAAGTATCTGTCCGACGGTCGGCTGCGAAATGGTAATTTTATCATTGACGTGTATGTTGTTGCCAAAAAACAATTCCTGTTTAATTCCCATTCGCACCGCCTCCGCTAATTAGAGTACGGATTTTTTCTGCGAGAATCTGTCAGTTCGCGGCTATACTCAGCATTAAATGTTATAGTTCTGGTGAGATAGTCGTTATCCGTTATACCCTCAACATCGCTAATGGGATCAAGCCTGGACGGAAAGTCTTTTTCTGCCCAGGAAAACATCTGCCTAATAACACACGCAAGCGCATCATGGCGCTCTACGCCGAGGTCTGTCTTTGCGTTATCCTTGTGTACGAGCACAGTAAACTGGATATTAACAACGCGCATTAAATAATTCTCCTTGCGCATATCCTCGTAATAGCTGTCATCCGCAAAGTCCACCTTAAAACAGATGTAATTTCTTTTATCAGAAATTGTCGCTGGAATTAACAGGAACGGGAATATATTCGTATAAAGATAATTCGAATAATCATCCGTATCCTTTAAGTCAGGATTATCGATCAGCGTGCGAATATCCTGATTCTGTATAAGCTTTTGCTTAATCGTGCGCTTTGTTTTACTGATGTCGTCGGCCCACAGCCTGTTGAGCAAAAGCGTGTCTCCTTCTGGGGTATAGACGGTTTTTCGATATTCATGAGCTTCCATACATATACCTCCTTACAGGCTTGTGATCTTTAGCGTGGCATCAGAAGAGCGCGTGCCGTCAATATCGTGTCCGTGCAATATCAATGTCTTGCCAAGCAGATTGATGTCGTTAATTTGAATTTTAATCTTGAACACGTTATCGCCGACTTTAGATATGATGTCGTCAAAAGCTGGCGGGTGCGTAACCTTCACACCTGCGCCGTCAGTTACATCAAACGACCAGTAGTCAGAAGCGGAAGAGGATGTGGCAACCTTATCAATGGCATTGCCACTCTTGTCATAGAATCTGAGAGCGAACGTCATGCCGGTGCCGGCAACACGTATCTCAGGGCTTCCCTTAAATTCAATCCTGCTGTATATATCATCGTCATCATCATGGCTGTTCTCGGTGAGATAGTCTGAATAGTTGGCGTACATATAGTTGGTAGCGGGATCGAACTGGTCCTTCACAGGATCAAATTTGTCCTGTGCTAATGTTAGCTTTACGATACCCGGTGGGAAAATATTTTCGACCTTTGTAGTATGCCAAGCCAGATATGACTCATATTTCGTATCACGGTCAAACGTGCGAGAATCAATGATAAAGCGTTGATTATAGAATAAGTTTGACGTGATAGAATTCTGAGGAAACCATACCTGAGATTGGTTCTGTACCACGGTCGTGATATTGTCTGTCCATTCGCCCGAGTTGTAACTGTTTCTCAGACGTGCGACAGCGCACATATCGTAAAGTTTATTTTTATAGACCCAGTGGAAGAAGTAGTTGCAGGGCAGAATAGAATACTTAATAAACTGGTTGCCATGCTGTTCGGCGACGATCAACCACCTATTAAATACTCCCTCATCATCCGGCACATCGACATATAAGCCGACAGGAAACCTTGCCGACCATACCGTATGATAATTATTCTCATAATAATCTGTCGGATCGCCCTGCCCGGGGCGGAACATCAAATGATATTCGACCTGATCTCTTGAAAGGGTCTCGTATTGTGTAATAATAAATTTAGCGTCAACGGGAATCTTCAGAGGATCTTCTTCCGGATGCCTATCATAATTTGTTGTAGGTTCATTATCGTGGAAGTAGTCATACAAATAGACCACGCGCGACTGAATGTCGTCCCACCATGTCTGATTCATAATGTCATCAGACTGGGTCTTGCGGATCTGCCCATGTGTCTTTCCCTGATTCTCCATACGTGTCAGAAATGATTCATACATTAGACCCACCTCCGATCTTGTCAACCAGAGAGTGTGCGTCAAGTACAAGTTTTCTGTAAGTATGATAGTCAAAATCCGTTTTCAGATTCTCGTCCTTAATAGCCTGTAGGACGCTTAGCAGTGTGACAAGTTCAGATGGGCGGCCGAAGAGTTCATTAAGCCCACCGATACGCAGCATTAGACCGCCGATATATTTATCGACATCAACGTATTGATACTTGTCGCACGTCTCGGGATCTCTATAAAGAAGCAGCCAGAAAAGGGCGCTGTGAAGTGATTTTTTCTGTTTGGCGATTTGTTCATCAGTAACGTCCATATACGATGTGTAGATCATGTCGTAGCATTCTCCTCAATATATGAGTTATGATGATATCCGTAGTCACGCCTCATCTTGCGAATTTCAAGCTTATCAGCATTAAGCATGTCTCTGATTGCTGTAAGATGGGTAGCCTGGGAATAAAACCGTTCTTCTTTTCCGCCAAACATCTGGGAAATATTCATACGTGCCTGTACCAAAGGTTCAAGCCACTCTATACGCATCCCGAGCGCGTACATTTCAATTTCCCAGTCTGATAAATCTTCTTCAATTACCTGATTGTCGTCGTCAAACGTAATAGTCTTGTCGTCGATGTTGTACTTGGCCACAGCGGAATGCAGATAGCCAATCATATCTTCTATGGCAAGCTCCGTATTAAATTCAAGACGATTTGCCAACTCCGCATCACTAATCTTGCGAAGAAAGCACTTAAAAATCTTCTCATACGAAGTCATGGCGCCACCTCCGCGTTATCCCAGAAGTTCAACCATCTTCGTTCCGAGAAGCTCATCAACAGCCTTAACCTTGCCGATGCTATCAAACGTACCGTTCTGAATACCCTGAGCCATTTCAGACCTGACTGCGTTGATGAGTCCAGCAGGAGCAGACTTGATTACGCTCTTAAATTTATTGACAGATGTACGCTCGGATAACAGCTCTCGCACATCACCCGCATCATACAGGTTGTCGTAAATTTCTTTCAGCTCAGACCATCTCGGGTCTTCAACAATATTCTCATCCTCAATCACAAAGCGCGGCATATACACATAATTCGAGTGTGATAAGATGGCAGACATCAAATCCTGATACTCGATATACGCGACATCTCCCGTGTTTGACCATACATATGGGATATTTGTTCTCGATCCGATATAAATCATCTTTCCGGCAGTGATTGACTTGCACGGAATAAGGTCGTCTGGCTTATACTGCTTTTTAGCCGCGATCGGCTCTTCCACGATCGGAGCGGCGGCAGCAGGCTTCGTCCTAGTTGTTGTCTTTTTCGTTGGCATAATAATTCTCCATTTATTCTAGGAGCGCCCACATTGACTGCAGGCGCTCCAATAATCAGGCTTCGATAGTGCAGGTTCCGAACACGGTAGAAACAACACAAGCAACACCCATCTTGCGAGACATCTCGTAGTCGAAGGAGTGATCCTTGTTGTGTGCGCGATCGGTATTCTCATAAATCTCGGTTGCGCCCTCATCAACAAACTTGACGAACTTGCCAATGTTTCCAGGAACAACAAGCAGCTTCGCGTCATCGTAGTTGTACTTGGACAGGGTAGCATCAGTGAAGCCCTGAGGAATCTCAGCAACAGCATACTGATCGAAGTGACCAATACGACCAAGGTTGTAAATGTCTTCCTTCTCGCTTGCAGCAAAGATATCAGTGTTCTTCATGTTCTGAAGCTGACCAAGACCTACGCCAGTACCAAGAACGACTGCCTTGGAACCAGATGCGATAGATACGTCATTAAGCAGCTTGACGAACTGAGCACGGTTCGTAGGAGTAGCCTGCATCGTGATGTTGAATCTCGTCGGGCTGGGGATATCCTGAGACGCGCTTGCAATAGAAGCGTAAATCATCGCGCCAATCTTGTCGTAGAACGCCTTGGACACTCTGTTAATAAGGTCAGACCAATCCTCAGCGCCCATAAGGAATCTCTCAGCTTCAACATACACCTTAACGTCATAAGATCTGGTAGCAACCGTGATTGTCCTACCAGAGCCAATACGCTGTCTGATAATGTCATGGTTAGAAGCGGCAACCTCACTCACAACAAGGTTGGTCGAATCCGGAATATAGAACTCGTTGGAATCACCAAGGTTCAGGTTACGATACTCAACGTAAGCGTTAAACCACGGATTATCCTTAATACCATAAATAAGAGTCTGATCAACAGTCTCGGAAATAATTTCAAAGATTGCTTCACGGGTAGCGGTTCTGTTCAGCGCTCTGCGTACATCACCAATACTCGGATTTTCCTCAAGGCCAGCAACAGCAAGGATTCTCTTACGAATCTCGTTACTTGCTTCTTTCTGAGAGAACTTGACAACGTTACCCTTGATCGTATCTACACAAAGGTTGGAGAAGCTGACATAGCTCTGCTCGTCAAAAACTTTCTGAATTGCATCAGCAGACTGACTGAATGTATATCTAAACATATGTTTTTCCTCCTTCCTTTGTTAAATCTTTTCAACAACCACACGGAATCTTCCGTTAGGCGCAACATCATAAATCTTCGCAACAGGGCCTGCAGTCGGAGCTGCGGCAGCAATGGCAGCCTTGTATCCCTTAGTAAAGTCAAGGTACTTGCCAACAGCCGGTTCAGCACCATCAGCGAATGCTTCCTTAGACAGCGCAAACTTATCACGAGCAAAAAGCTGATAAGCGCGAACTACATCGCCCTTCGCGTTGAAGAAGTTCTCCACGGCACGAGCCATCTTAGAGAAGTCCTCGTAAATATCCTCAACAGAAGCAACCAGATAAATACCCTCTGCCGGCACCGGCTTCTTCATTGTCCAGACATCGCCAGCCTCAAACGCGTCAAGAGACACGAAAGAACCATTGTCGATATCTTCAGCCGCACGCACGTTTTCAATATGACCGGCAGTCGTAGCCAGCATATCGCTAACTTCAGCAACGCCGTGCTTCTCAGGCTTATCCCAGTATTTAGTAAATCCTGTAGCCATATACTTTCCCTCCTAAATTATTCGTTAAAAAGTCCCGGATAAGGGTTGTCCTTATCGGCAGATGCGTTATCTGCAAAATTGAACTTTTTTGTATTATCAGGCGTTTTATCGGCGTTGCCGTTAATAGCAAACGATCCAACAGCCTTGATATGCTTAGCAAAAATCAAATCAGCGTTTACCCTGAGTTCATCAACGCTAAAATCACTCTTATGTTCCTTCAGCGTTGCAAAATCAGCATCATCAGCAAGACACTCATAAGAAGTGTCGTTCAGAACTTCATCGCGCTGTGCATCCTCTGCAGCCTTGTCAGCCTGCGTCTTAAAGTCAACCAGAGACTGATAGTTGGCGCGCATCGTATCAAGAGACGCTTTTTCCTCTGCAGTCAGAAACTCTGCAAAAACTTCATACGGATCACCAACAAGCGTTACCGCCGTATCATTTTTTGTATAGTTCTGTGCATAATAATGGTCTTCAGCATCTGAGAGGTTTCGATAGATAAACCGATCGTCATATACTGCAACAAGCATGTAATCGGTACGATAGTGATTCGCTCTGTCAATCTCTTCCAGCGCACGATAAATCTGCCCTTCAATCTGACCGTAATTCAGCTCAAATGTTACAGACACAATTTCGTCGTCATGCTTTCCAAACTCATCTTCAAACTTCGCTTCAAGCTCTTCATCGGACATCGACGCATAATCAAACGTAATGTCTTCAGCAGTCTTGTTATACTTTTTCAGCAGTTCGTCAAATTTCATGCTAAAGTCACTGCCTCCTTTCGTAGATTCTTTTTCACGATCAAAAGAGGCATCCATTGTGAGCTTTGCACCCTGCATGCCTTCCTCGATAGCTACACCATTTTCGTCGCTGCCAAGCAGCGTCACGCCATTAAAGTAAAAATCAGTAAACTCAAGATATTTATCCTTGGCGTTATACACCATAGCGTTGATAACCAGTTCGCAGCTGACCTTACACTCGCCACCCTTGCTCATCAAAATATCAATGGTCGGAGTGTAGTCCACCGGAATAGCAACCTTCGCTATGACATATGTCTTGTCATTATCCTTGTCATATTCAAGACTCGGATCATCATCGGTGAAAGAGCCAACCTGCTGCTCGTAATACACAACATGTTGCTTTCCATCATCGTCCTCAACAATTTCGCGGTTATGAGTTCCGAAGTCCAATGTGCCATCATTAAGCTCATGGATATACGCCAGAAGTGGTCTATCCTTGAGCGTAGGCATTGCCTTTTTCATATTGTCTTCGGAAATGTAAGAACCGTTTCTGTTGAGAAGAGTGTGGCAGACCTTCACCAGAGCATAGACAATACCGTTATTGTCCTCTTTCTCTGTATCATCGAAGACTGCCGTTGTATTGATCTGACAAGCTATCGGCTTGCCATATTCCTTTGCACTGAACGTAGTAAGCCCCTGCTGTGCGCAGAAGTCACGCAGTTCATTCAGCGTGAGAATCTTGTCAGCCATAATACATACTTCTCCTAAACACAAATTTGATTTGTATAAACAACGCCGCTGTCGTCAAAGCACGCTTCATGCTCAGGCTGATTTACAAACACAAAGAGCTTCCCCTCGCGGGGAAGCTCTGGAAATCCTGCGGCACGAAGCTGTTTTGCAATGTCAGCGTCGCTAGTCTTAATAAAATTGTTTGTCATTACGCATTCTCCCGCGACTTTTCACCATCGTCGCTGAGTTCACTTGCGTCTTTCGTCGGAGCTCCACCCGTGGTAGAACCAGACCGCGTATAAGACGATTGAAGCGGTATCCACGTCTCGTGCAGTTTAAACATGTCATTTTCGACATATTCAAGAGACAGCGTTTCAAGCGGCGTGAACCCGTCAAGAGCCGCAACTGCAAGCTTTGTAGGGACACCGTACTGTGCAGAATTGATGAGTTCCTTTTTCTTCTCTGCACGCGTATACGGCGACACATCAAAATATTTGACGTGGCACGCATCCTTTCCAAGGTGCTGCGTAAGATATATGTTGCACCATGCCTGTATTTGCGGGAGGACGGCCTTCAGCGCGCTCTGCGTATCCATCTGAATCTGCGCAAGCGTAATTGTTGTACCCGACTTCTCGTTGTTCAAAATCTGAGATCCACCGGAATTCTTAAACAGGTTATTCGTCGAGTTAGATATACTATCAACGTCATTTGTAGACGTAGGCGTAAACTCAATAGGCTCGATAGGAAGCGGAGAGATGATGGATGCCACCTCTGGCGGAAGTGATTCGCGCAACTTATCGTAATACTTAATCGCTGTATCAAGATCAACTTCAAAATCGTCCGGAATATTAGTACCGGTGAGCGGCTTTAGCCTCGCAACAAGCAGCTTATAGACAGAAAGCTGGTCCTTGACATTCTGAATACTCTGCAAGTCGACATTATCAATGATCTGCTCAAACAGCGGAGCAAACGGCGGATAGCAGAGTGTAGGGTCGTCAACGTTAATTTTCAGACAAATTTCTCTGCTATAATCAAGTTCCTGCCACTTCGGCGCCTTACCAGCGCTATACAGCTCAAATTTCTGCTTAAACTCGTCAGCCCAGTACTCAAGATCGTCAGTGTGAGAATTGAAGTAACTGAAGTCGAACGCATATCGCAATGCGCCGCCATCGATGCAACTTACCTTGCAATACTTCCCGTTCAAGACATGTATGAACATTGTCTCGCCGTCATCGTAGATATATCCAAACGCGGCATCTTCGCGCCATGCCGTAATCAGCATCGGCAAAATGCACTGGTCAAGAGCCATCTGCTGAATCTTCTTGGCAGTATTAATATAGCTCTTGCGCACCTTCTTCATATTGACGGACTTTGAGAAGTCGATCGCCGGTACAATTGATATGGCGTTTGCGTCAAACATGGACGCCTGGTACCACACAAGCCGCCTGTACGGATAGCACATGCGGTATAGAAACTGGCTAAGCTGTCTTATGTTATCTTCGTTAGCCTGTGGGTTCCGCATAAACGTCCGCAGTTTGCTCTTGCTAAATGTGCTAAAGCTCCTCGACTGATTCTTGTCAAGATTTATCAGGCGAAGCTGATCCGCAATCTCCTGAAAATAGTTTCGCACTTCCTGCGAATAAATTGTCTTCCTAATCTCCTCTGCACTATGCGGACCAGATGGTGTGGAGATTTGTTGTGTAGTCTTAGTGTTATTTGCCATCCCACACACCCCCAATTAATCGATCATCTTAAAACGATGCGCCACATTGATCGGAAGATTGGCGATATCGTTATTTGTATATTTGTGAACACGTTTATTAGTAATTGGCGCACGACGAAGCTGCGTCAGATAGTGACAGCACAGTAGAAGAGTATAGTTTCGGTCATCATGCATCTTCCCTGCCTTATCGGGTGCAAGATCGAACCTATCCTGGCCGGACGAGGTTGTGAAGCGGTACATGTTGACAACCTCGTTCTTCATCATATCAATCTGTGTCAGCGCAACTTCCTCATCTGGTGAGAGGGTATACGGCACAGTGTCGATACGGTATCCATCTTTCTTTAGCTGTTTCTCTTCTTTCTCCTGTGGATATGAAAAGATCTGTGTTGCGTTATTATCTTTGTCTACCTGATAAATCAGATTGATGTACCCGCGCTGCGTATATTCCTCTGGAAACTCGACAACGCCGAGATCAATAAGCTGTTTCATTTCCTCAAACATCACAGAGCGATACTTTGTAGGAGAAATGAGGTGAAGCCTATCCTTAACAGCAAGCGGGAACTTCTTATCATCGCCCTCGTTAAACTCAGGATCAATCAGACCATGATGCTTAACGCCGTTATATTCCCATTCACCTGACATGTAGTCAGTAAGTGGGATACCAGCACCGCCAGATCCAGCATCGACCATGATTGCCATAATATTTTCGTAATCCGCAGCCTCTGGTCCGTTATAGTCCAGGATAATCTTCTTAACTTCTTCTACCTGATTAGGCGCATTTAACATGCGACCAGACTTCGACAGCCTGTCTATTAGCACATAGACATTTTCAATGCGCATTTTCCATCCAACATGCTGGTCTTTCCACAGCTTCGCAACACACACCGTTGAGTTATCTGTCTGCCGCGCAGGGTCCCATGCAATGACATACTTGGACCTGTCGGTGTTTGTCATATGCGGCACATACGGATAGCTGTTGCGTATAATTGAAGCACGCTTGATAAGCTGTCCGTTTCCACCTTCAGTCTGAAATATATTTCGATACTCGCGGAGCGCCGCATCTTTATCCTTCCGCATAGCCGAATCAATCGTCTCCTGATTAAGCAGAGGCTCGCTCAGAAGAACACCATGCCGCGTTGCGCTAATAACAGCATCGCAATCAATGTCTGCGCAGAAGTATCTGTCATCCCCGGCATCCATGCGGATAGAACACTCACGATATTTTTTATAAAAGAACTGGTCAGTTCTTCCCGCCGATGACGCGAATATTGCCTGATTTGGGAACGGCTTGGGTTCCATCAGCGCATCATCGTCGCTATAATCAACGCCGAGCGCGAACTTTGAGTTCTGCGCAAGGAACGGCATTGTGACATTAAATAATTCATCAGGCGCAAATCCACACTCATCATAAAAATTCAAATTAGAACGTTTACTTCTAAGATTTGATATTGCACCGTTCAGCGTATGCACGCCAGAACCGTTATAGAGTCTGAATGAGTGACTTGACGGATCATGTACGAAACCATCAGAACCGTGCGCCTTTACAAGTTCATTGCCGAAAACATCGGTCAATGACTTGAATGACGGTATCTGATTTTTCGTCAGCTTTTCAATTTTCTGAAAAAGTTCAATAGACTGAGAACCGACGCCAGTACAGATGTATGTCTGATGGTTCGGTATCAGAATTGAACGCAGCATAATGTAAATAGCACCAAGAATTGACTTACCGGCATTTCGGGAGCAGCACCACACGGCCTGTTCTGCGCACCATGTACGCTCAATGATATATATCTGAAAATCCATAAGTTCGATTCCGAAAAATTCTTCCGCGAACTTTACTGGGTTTTCACGCCCCCACTGGATAATGTCGGCAATCTCTTTTTGTTCTTCGTACTGCTTTGTTGTGAGAGGGTAGAGGTCTGGCTTTACAAAAATGTTGTATTGTCTGTTGTCCAGTAGAGGTGATGTCATGAGCTATCACCTCCGACAAGATTACCGGACGCATCCATCAGTCCCCGCTCTTTCATGTAATCTTTCAGATCTGTATTTTCGCGAAGAAGGATGCGTGCTCGCTCTTGTGCAGAGTCCCGCTCCTTTCGCATGCTTTCTACAAGCTGAACTTTTATATCGCGAATTTCCGACAGTACATTGTCGTCAACGCCAATCTGTTTGTGCCTTGCGGCTTCGCTGATTTCCGCTACCTGCTGCATTCCCTTACAGGTTCCAACATCGAACAGATTTACCTTGGCCTCGCGAAGCCCCTCCTCTGTCAACTTCTTCATCTTGCCAGACAGAGTCTGCTGACCTGCTGACTTATTGTTGTTATAGTTGATTGAGATTCCGTTATCGCGTGCAAGGTTAGTCGCGATGTCCATATTCTTCTTGCAGGTATCGATCATCTTGTTAATAAGCGTCTGGTTATCGAGCGAGTGTTTCGGGTCATTGAGCAGTGCGTCAACCTGATCGTTCAGCTTTTCGGCCTGATTCAGACGCTTGACAATCTGAATGATGGCGGCAAGTTTCATGCCGTCATTCTTCGACTCATCATCCAAGAAATTAACTACCTGCGAATAAAGACGCGGCTTATCCGTAGCAATGGGATAGTTCTCAAACGGATCATATCCAACAAAACGAATGGTATCCCTGCGGTTGATTTCGTATCTGTCTCGCGCCTCCTGAGACATGTCGACATCTTCGATGTTCATTGGAGTCTGGTCGTAGTCACCATCATCGTCATCGGTATACAGACCATCAGGCGACGCAAAATGCATTATGTCAGAATCCTTAAACCGCAACCCGCGATACTTATCGATACAATTAATAACGTTTATATAGCGAGACCACATGTCGCGACTGTCTGTTGCATCCTTCGACATACAACTGTCATATACGTTCGACAAAAATGGCCGATCAATGTATTCAAGCGCGTCAAGTATGGAATCTCTTGTAGGATCACTTGAGTTTCCAAATGCATCAATACTTCTAACTACCTTTGACACGCAGTCTCTGCATATTGGAGTGATTTTAGTATGGCTGCGAGGATCAGCCGATACATAAAAATCATCCTTCTTCTTAATCTTCCCGCACATATGGCAGGTGAAATATTTTCTCCCAACGCCAATCTGACTTAATATATCAATAACGTCATCGTCGCCCAACGTGCGAAGCGTATTAAGCACAGATTCCTTTTTCTCATTAGCTGAAATAGTTTTTTTGGCGGCGCTGGGACGTTGCATTGCTCTTCCCATGCGCATTTCTCCCATTTTTTAGAGTTTGATTGTATATTGCACGGTCTTTCCCTTACCTTCTTCGAACAGAAGAAGAGTGGCTCCCGGGTTTGATGTCGCGTTTAAACTCATGCTGTAAGAGTCGACTCCAATGATTGACGGAACGCCAATGCTTTCGACATCCATTCCGACCTCTTCAAGCTTGGAGTGATGAAAATGGCCAGTAACCAGATAATTCAGATGTACTCTATATGTGTTTGCAAAATCTTTAACGGAATTGTTCGCGCGCACCTCGTCGCCGTGAATGCACAGAATTGTATAACCGTAGATTTTGTGGAAAATGTAGCCAGTCTTGTTTTCTATAAGCTCAAAATTTGGATTGTCCTTCAGCCGTTCCTTGATGAACGCACGCACGACAATCCCCATATTTTCGTTTTTGAAAGTTGATTTTGGTTGGCCAAGCATCCGCAACTCGGTGTGGTTTCCATCAACCATTCCAAAATGCACGCGAACAACTTTTGTCAGTTCATTAAGCCATGTAGAAATAAAGTCTGCATACCGCACCGTGCTCTCCACAACGCCGTATTGCAGCTTTACCAATTGCGAAACTCGTAATATGCCGTCCGCAAAATCACCAAGATCACTAACGTACAAATCACTAAGTCCATTTTCTTCTACAATCCTGACCGTCTCATTGAGCAGTTTAAACATTCGCTGTCTGAACACATCTTCGTTGTATTCGTTTAACACTTCGCCATTAAGGCCGTATATTGTAAACTCAGTTCCAAAGTGTGCATCGCCCATACAGAGCATCCCAACCCTGCTGCCATACGGCGTCTCAATGTACTGCGGCATTTCAAGCGGCTCGAGGCTATGTATCGCATCAACAATCTTTTCGGTAATCAGATCATCACGCGCATGCTCTCGAATCCACTTGTTGGTCTCAATATTTATTGTCTGGGCCTGCCGCTTCGCAACCTCGGCCCGCATCTCGCTATCACCGGGCGTTCCACGTCCAAACACCTGTGAGGCATAGCGCCTTGCAATTGCATACTCCTTGCGGCATACGTCAGGCGACTTATCTGCGCCACACTGGTCATTAATAATCTGGGCGATATCGTCCCACGTCATATCAATCAGGCCGGACGACTTATATCCGCCAAGCCTGTATAAATATTGCTCGAGACATTCGCCGTCCTGTCTGTCGATATTCATACTTTTTAATCGCCCCCAAGCGCCCGCATTGTCTTGCTAAACTTTGCCCTCGTCCTAAAGTGTGCCGGAGCCATCCACATCTCGTGAGAGTGAGGATCCATCTTCTTCTTGGGCGGCGTGTAATAATTCTCAATCCTGATATTGTGTGTGATGCTGACTTCCGCGCTTGTTTCCGGTGTTGCATCTGACAGCATATCAATCAGCACATCGTCGATACAGTCAACTACATTAGCAACATCATCCCGATTATATCCGGCCCGCTTTGCCAGTGCACTAATGAACACCGACTTCGGAATATGCTTTTTATTGTCCATAATTTTTTCTCCCTTTATTCGCTACAAGACACAACAATTGTGTCTCTCTCCATATAGCAAATCTGCTCATATGCCAGAAAACCGCGTATTTGCGCGGTTTTCGATGGATGTTTGTCAAGACCGGGTGCATTTTTGACCCCTTTTAGCACATGACTTATGTTTGATGCAACATAAAATGTCATCGACAGGCTTCGTAAAATCAAAGTCGCCCTCGCACTTTTCGCCGGTATCTGACATGTAGTGCCGAAATGTTATCCCGAAATACTCGGAGTCATAGTCGTCCGCGCTTTCCTCAACACACATCACGCCGTCATGTGACTGGTCGAACACCTGATAGAAACCTGTGCCCGGCAGAGAGAGGAGCATGTAGAACCCGATTTTCCCAATATCGCTCCAGTCTGGGTTCTCGCAGAGCTGCATGATCAGGTAGTACGAAGTAGAGTAGTTGAAGTTCATCTGCGACAGCTCGTATGTGGCGTCATAGGTGACACGGTCGAGTAGAAGACGCTTCGCATCCTTATCGTCTATCTGCTGCTGGAAGATCGCAGACCTGTCTGACTTGAGCTTCCGCAAAATTTCAACCACATTTTTTACCTGACGCTTATTAACAGAATCTTTGCTGTACTTGCTCTTGTCTAGCACGTAGGAGATAGGCTCTGATGACAGCTTCGACATCTTCCGCGACCTTACGTTGAAGCTCGCAATGATCTCCTGAATATAGTCCATAGTGCAATCAAGATAGCGATATTCGCGCAAATCCTTGATAAAAAAGCCCTTTTGCGTGTCAATATGCTTGAAAAAATACGGTTTCCAGTCTTTATCGTCATCATTTCTAAAATTGTACTTTTCTCTTATCGCCTTTAATTCTGCTCCGTTGTCAACGGTAAAAGCCTTCTTGGCAGAATCTATTTCGACTCCGCTCTGCGCATTCAACGTACAGGAATCCTTGTATATTTCAATGTTGTCCTCAAATGACTGGCCGTTATTCATGTTGTGCATCAGAATGCTATTAAGTCTTGCGGCGAGATTGACAATT